TCGTGCGCCAGTTCGAGCCACTGGGTGGGGATGAGCACGTCGTCGGCGACCTTCGGGAACTGGCCGAGGACTTTCCGGCGGAACAGGTCTTCGGGGCGATACCACCGGCCCTCGAACTCGAAGTCGTCCATCTCGGCCTGCGCCTCATCTGCCCTTATGGGCGTGCACCAAGCGTCCAGTTTGTCCCGGACCCAGTCGTAGTCCACCTGTCCCGGATAAAGCAGCTTGTGCTCGACCACGTTCTGGGCGGTCAGGCTGTTCAGGCAGAACCGCGTCCACCGTGCGGACTTCTGCGAGCGCGCGGCGTAGCCGACGACCTTGTTGGGGTTGAACACGAGCAGTATGCGCGAGTTGCCCTGCAAGTTGCCCTCGATGGCCTCGAACGTGTCGTCGCTGATGCCCGTAGCCTCCGTCACGATGAACATCGTGTTGACGGCGTGGAAGCCCGACCATGCCTCGTGGTTGTGTTCGTCCGCCTTGAATCCCGTCAGGAACCACTCCTCATTGTCCGTGCGGATGTCGTAGGCCGTCAACCGCCCCGGAAGCACGAAGCCGCGTTTCTTCGCCCTGCCCCAGAGCCGGCTGATTTCGGGCATCATGATGTTCTTGACCTGACGGTCGGTCGGTGCTGTCAGGGCTACTTTGGTGTTCTCTATCAATTCGCCCCGACGGTTCCATCGCGGCGTGAGGTAGAGGAAAGACACGGCGATGCAAGCGGCCACGAAGTCCTTGCCCCGCGCCGTTCCGCTGCGCACTGAAACACGCTTATCCCGCTGCACCGCCGCCACGATGGCCTGCTGTTCGGGGTCTAGCGTGACGCCCAGTGCCTCCTTGATAAACTTGTTCCAGTCGTTCCTCCATGACCCGAAGAGCCCCACAGCGTTCCTGCGTAACGTTTCGTCATTCCTGCTCATCTATTACGCCAGTTTGCATCAACAGGTTTGCAAACGACAAGTCACCCGTAATCTCCTTTTTGTCGGGGCTGTACAGCCCGAGCAACTTGCGCCGCTCCATCAGCAATTTGTGTATAAGCTCCAAATAACGCGGGTCGCCGTAGCAGATGACTTCCTCCGTCTGCTGCTCCATCTTGACGGTGGCTATCTTTCCGTCGCCAAGATCGCTCCCGTTCGGAACGCCCTGCTGTTTGGCCTTTTTCCGCTCATAGTCCGTCTTCGACTTCTCCCACGCCTCCCACGCCTCCTTGATGAGGTCGTCGATGCGTTCCAGTTCCAGTTGCAGGGCGTAGTCCGTGTTGTCAATCCGCGCCTCCCTCCATTCGGAAAGAAGCCTCTCCACGTCCTTCTTGACCGTCCTGAGCGAATACGACTTCAAGTCCAGCCGCGCCATCACCTCCTCACGCATCTCACGGTAGGAATAGCCGCGCTTGTAAAGGCGGCTGATGATGTCCATGCGGACGATCTGCGCCTGACGATAGTCTTTCATGCTTGTCTTGTTCGCGTAACTCATAGGTCAAAACCTTGAACCGTTGAACTTGTATATGATGTTTCCCTCCGCGTCCATCCGCACCGGCACCAGTGCGCCCTCAAACAGCTTGTACGGGCTTTGGCCTGCCTGTGGGTTGTTCCATAGCCAGTGCATATAGTCGGCCATTGTCATTCCGTAGAACTTAGCCCGTCTTTCGCTGCTGTTGCAGTTGAAGCCCTGCGCCCTCGACCATTCAAACGACGAAACAAGCTGTTCGATGTCGCCGCGCACGTCGTTCCACTCCACCTCTCCCGACGGCCTGCCTTTCGCTATCTGCAACGCCTCGCACCACTGGCCGCGCGAGTAGTTCCACGTCGGCGGAAGGCCACAGCAAGAGCCGTTGCAGCACAGCTCCTTGAAGTGAGCGTCCGAAACGTAGAAGCGCATCTCCAGCTCGTCGGCGAGGTGCTTCATCTTCTCGAAGAACGGGCGCTTGACTTTACGGTTCAGGCGCAGATAGCCCGACGAAACGCTGTATTTACGGTAGAATGCCATCACGTCGAAGCCTGCCAGGCGGTTGATGGTCGGCATGAACTCTTTGAGCGTCGGGCTGCGCTGCTCCACGCAAAGGAACTCCGTACTCATGGCCGTCGCTCCGTTCTCGTGCGCCTGCCGTATCAGGTCGAGATATGACGGCGTGGATATGCCGATGATGAAAGGCCGTAGGCGCAATGTCGCTCCGCCTGCGTCCGCTTCCGCAATCCTGCGTATGGCTTCCAGCCGCTCCTGCGGTGAGGGCACGCCCCGTTCTATCACATGCGCCTTGCGTTCGTCAAGCGTGATTATCGAGAACTTGAAGTTCCAGTTTTTCTGCCCACGGATAAGCTCCATATACCGCTCATCCTGCGTAAACCACGTGGCCTTTGTCGAAAAGCACAGGGGGTAGTTTATCTCCTTGAAGAAGCGCAACAACTCCAACGTCACGCCGCGCTGCCTCTCGAAGCCGTCGAACTGGTCGGACAGTCCGCCCCACTGCATCACCTTGCGCTGCTTGATGTACTCCTTGAACTGGCCTGCGTGGCCCTCGGGGTCGGTAAACATCTTTTTGATTTTCTCGACATTCACCGCCTTAACCTCCTTGTGCAGGTATGCTTCCTTGCTGTCGCCAACTCCGCGCTGGAACTGGGAGAAGCAATACATACAGCCGAATGAGCAGTTGCTGTACGTGTCGAACGTCATCGGCATGGAGCAGTCAGCAATCTCGTTGCTCCATCGTGGTGAGCCGTAATATCCTGTTGCCATAATGATGCTATAAGTCGAAAATTGATTGTTTGAGTTTCTGCGTCGGCCCGACGTACCGCAACTCGTTCTTCCGCCGTGCGTGTGGCTTTACCAAATCGGGGTACATCGCCAGCAGCCGGCCTGTGCATTCGGCGTTATTCCGGTCGCCCTCGCTGTTCCATGCGGCGTGGCATCCGCCTTTTGTGTGCAACGTGGAAGTCAGGCAAACATCGTTGAAACGTATTGTCCGCCCTCCCTGCGCGATTGTGCGGAGCGTGATCTCCCAATCCTCTTTTAGCGGCTGTTCTGTGTCGAACATCTGTTCCGCAGGGTTTGTCAGTCCCATAAAACAACCTATCAGGAAGAGGTTTGTCGATATGCTCCGCTCCATGTAGAATGTGTTGGCCACTGGTGCCACGCCCCATATTGATGCTCTTGTCAGCTCCGCGATGTAATAAGCCGACTTCAAGAGGTGGTCTAATTCCTCGCGTGTCTTGACTGGGTGCAGTTTCCCGTCCGCTCTTAATGCGTTTACAGCCCGTACCTTGTCGCTGCACATGACAACGCGCCTATTTCCGCAGTGGTCGCGTATGTGGCGAAGCACTGTATTCTTGTTCTCACTGACGTTGCGCCCCTCGTGGAATATGACCGTGGCCATTTCTCCGTACTTCTCGCTGTACTTCTCATAGTCCGTAGGGGTTTGCGTCGCCAGTATGATTTCATCGCGCCTGTACCCCATTCCAGACAGCATGGTGAGCATCGGTTGCCTGTCCGCACGGTCGTAACTGGCTATTCCCCAATAAAAGCTTGGCTTATCCATTTGCAATCCTCCCCCTAAGTTCCGTTGACGAAAGGCCGTGGCGGCGGTGCGTGTACATGATGCGTATGCCGTACTGCTCGCACGTTGCCTTGCCCGTGAAGTCCTTGCCGATGTAATCTTCACCGACGAAACGCACGTCAATCTTCGGGCTAAGCATCCGCAACGCGAGGTCGAGGTCTGCTTCACTTCCGAGGGCAATGACCCTGTCAACGCCCTTGCATTGCTCCAACTGGTAGAAACGTTCAAACAAGCTCTGCACGGGTACGTTCTTTCCGACCCTGTCCTGCGTTCCTGCCATCACCCCGACTATAAGGTAATCGCAATGCAGCCTGCACTCCTGTATCATCGCCACGTGGCCAGCGTGGAAAAGGTCGCCAACCACCGACGTGAAGCCGATAATCTTTCTATCCTCCATATACCCTCCTGTAATACGTTTCAAGTTGCTTCTCCTGCGGCTTCATTCCGAGTTTTCGGGCGTAGTACCAAACTCGTATGATGTGGCTTTCTTCGGCGAGCTTTACCGCTCTCATCAGCTCGTTTGAGCCTACGCGCCTGTCGAGAGTCACTACGAGGGCCGCAGAGTGCGCGGTGTTTTCCAGCACTTCGTCGAGTATGTTCAGCGACGCGCGTAACTTGGCCGCGTCCAGTATCCAGCTTTCCATGCCCTGCTTCGGGCTTGGGTCTATGAACGCGTAACCACTTCCGTAACTGATGATGTTTTGCAGCGACAAATCGCCGTGGCAG